AGAGAACCTGCATATCCTAATTGATATGTAAGTTCCATGACCGTAAACACGAGTTTGTTGAGTGGTTTAATCGCCACTCCCGACTTATTCGCATTTTTCAATTTATTATTATTTAATCTTTACACCTGTTCAAATAGAATGACTATTGTGTAGAGATATCAATAGCCTTTCTAGATCAGTATAGTGAAAGTCGTTGTAGACTATTACTATTATTAATGATGTAGATACATAATTAAATTGTTAAATGTTTTGCAATTCTCAGGAAATTAAATAACTGAGTTTTGGACTAAATATGTTGCATATAGAATTGCTATGCAACCATTAATCTATATTTAGGTGCCCTTTATTGGGCTTTACCGCGTGGACCCGCTTTGTTAGTTTTAGGCTGAAAACTAACAACAAGAACCAATAAGTAAAACGATACCCCATGTATTGGAGCATGTAGTGGTATTTGAATAGCTGATCCAAACCTTTTTAAGAAGATTAACGTTTAAGCTCCGGTGATGTTATACAACACGCTATTACCCGGAGTAATTAGTTTTCTTTTGTTACATTAGTCTTATTATTCATAGGTTTTATTAGTATTTTAAACGGACTAGGTTTGTGAAAACTCGAGTAGAATCCACCACTTATAATAAAACATCGATTGCATTCGAACTATCCGCGATAGGATTTAAAGTTTGGAGAGATGGAATAAAAATGAGTGACCAATAGGTCGAAAGGTATCACATTAGCACGACGTACTGTGCCGAATTGTCTTACGATATACGTATAAGTATTATCACTTGTCTCTCGTTACCGGGGAGCAGAGTAGCTGGCGTTACTTTCCATTTGTGATTCACGCTTATACGTTGAGGTAGAAGAAAATATATACTCAACATTGAATAAATAAGATCAATTATACATACACTTTTAATAGCAAAACCCACTTTTTATCAATCATGTTTTCTGAAAATAATATTGGTATCAATGGTAAAAGCCAGCAAAAAAGTGCCGCAAGTCCGCTGATCGTGAGCAGCGAAAGAGAGCCGGAGGGGCCCTCAAAGCTATACACATTACCTAAGATATTTGTAATGTATTTTATGGCATCCTATGTTGTAGTGCGTACAATACTTGAGATTGTAAAGTTTGTAGCATCTGGAGGTGTGGAGCGCGGCCGCCACGCCATGAATACACCCCTTACGATGGTAAAGGGTGTGTTCGAACGATTCAATTGCTTTCCTACAGCAATGGAATTGATTAACACTTTCACAGCGCAATCTAGCGCTACAGCACCTGGGGAAAGTGGTGCAGAGGGCGGAAAGCCCAAAGCAGATTTACAGGATGCTATACAGATGGATTTATCACTCTGGCAACGGCAATTGAAGAATATTCAAGATACATTTGCCGCTTTTGGAAATAATCCGTTTGATCCCAATGGGTCATATAAAATGGCCCATGGGTTTTGGGAGGATGCAAAGAAAATATGTGCCAAATTCCAATTACACCGACTTTACGCAACATTTGATGAGTATCTTTCTTGGTCGCTAGAGCAAGTTGGAGACTTAGCTGGTATGTGCAAGGC